CTTAAGTAAAATATTCATTGTACTAAAAACATTAATATCAAGGATATTTTCAATTACAGAACGGCGATCTGATGCTGACAATTGCATAAAGGGAACAAATGACGAACTACCCAATATTACAACTTGGGTAAATGTCTTATAGTTCATCTTTATAATTTGATCTTCAAGAACTTCTTGATAATCAAGACTTTTTGCGTCCTGATTAATAAGAATATTGTTCTTATGAATTTCAAATAACTTTGGATTCAATCCTCGGCGAATTAAATATTCATCAGAACCTTTAGTAAATTCAATTTCAACTAGACAATTCTTATCGTTTACAGAATTTACTAGTTGAGGAATATTAATCTTTCTAAAGGGTTTACCAAATAAAGCAAATGATTTTCCGCTACCATTATTACCACAAATAAGAGTGGTTGGATTTTTATCAAGAATCAGTTCAGTAAAAGTATTACCAAACGATCCAAAATTTTTAAACCGTACCTTATTGAACTTTATCATTTAGAATTTTCTCAGGCACTACCATAGAACGGAAAAGTAAATCTTCAGCTGTTTTTTCTTCGATTGGTGTGGGTTCTTGTATTTCTTCTTTCACTAATTCTATTGGTTCATTCTTCTTTTCTCCTAAAGAAGCTTCTTTGACTGAATCTCTCAAATTCTTACCACTTGGTGGCCATCCTTCAGGAGTACCCCGTTCAAATGTCATCTTAGATTCCATCTTAAGTCGCATAGAATATCCTGCACCATAGTACCATACAATTTCTTCGTTTTGTTTGATATCAGTTAGCGCATGAAGTGAATAGTATTTCAAAGCAGTATCTTGTGTCCAATATGCATTTGGTTGTTCGGAATGATTATAAACCATTCCATTTCCTAGAACTAATGCCATGGTCGAACCATTCTTTTCACATATAGAACAACCACATCCCCAAGCAAAAGCATATCGATTCAATACCCAATCTTTGCTTTGCGTAAAAGTAGTATCTGTCAAAACAACCGGACATTCCTCAATAACATCTCCAGATTTGATGTCCTCAGATGCAAACACACCTAATCCACTAATTTTTGATTTTCCTACATAAACTTTTGGTTGAATAAATTTACTCTTTATTGCAAATTTATTTTCTTTTGCAATATATGCAGAAACATAATAACTGTGAGATTTTCTTGCCGGAAAACCATATTCATCATACTCAGGAACCATATCATCGTTTCCTGGCAAATAAATGGATGGGTCAAAAATCTTTGGTCTATCTTCGTTTGATGGCATTTCATTTGTATTCATAGTGTTAAACTCTCCATATATAGATCTTTTAGTAAAACTTTCAATTTACTTTTGTTTTCAATTCCTTCAAGCAAATCAATTTCTTTGTTAATTATACTCAAGGTATCTTGTGCAACATCAATATCACTCTCAATGAGTTTTTCTTGATAATCTTCTATTATTGATATTTCTTGTACAGGAACAGCATACAAAGAATCAATAAATTTGTCAAACACAAAAGGTTTTGTTTTATTAGATACAATTATTTTCATAAAACAATTTTTGAATTTAGAAGGATCTTCTGATAACAATTGTTGTGTTTCTTGTGTAGTATCGTCGTATTTTATCGTATAAAATATCTTGTTTGGATTTTCAATAAATGTTAATTCCCTTGTATCTGTATCCAAAACATGAAATCCCTTTACACAATTTACATCGCCAAAATTCAATTGATATTGAGTACCAAGATAATGAATATTTCTACCTTCTTGCTTCATATGAAAATGACCAGATAGAACCATTTCAAATCTATTAAATTCTTTTTCTGTTATTCCATGCGGATGCACAACGCCATTTATAACTTGAAATCCTTTTATCTCAAAATGTCCAACTACAATCGGACAACTACATGATTGTATAAAATTTAAACATTCGGTTTCATTATCTTTAGCAATCCAAGGAACCATACCAACACAAAGACCATCAAAGTTTAATTCTTCAGGTTTTTCAATGATACGAATTAAATTATTCTCATTATAAAATAACTCACGCAATGAGTTCAATGAATTTGTGTTTTTATAATAAGTGTCATGATTACCTACTGTTATGTAAGTATTGATTTTATTCTCAACTAATGGAGCAAAAAATCTATTTCTTACTTGAGAGAGTGTATTAAAGTTAATATACTTTCTTCTGTCTAATAGATCGCCAAGGTGGAGAACATTATTAATTTTATTTTGTTTTAAATATGGAAAAAATACCTGTTCAAAAAATTCTAAAGAATGTTCTAGAAAAAAAGGTGAATCGTTTCTTGCCCCAAAATGGGTATCATTAATAATTGCAATTTTCATTATATTTAATCGAAAAAATTATCTGTCTTTTTATTTTTACGCTTTTTCTTTGTTTTCTTTTCTTTCGGTTCCATTTTATCAATGTCTTGTTCCGTCAAAAAGAATGTCTTTTGCATAAATTCACTATAAGTATAAGACCCTTGGTTTTCTCTTAACCAATCAGTAAATTTACCATCCATATTATGCATTTGTAATGCTTTATATTTTACAAATGCTTGTTTCTTTTCCTTTTCTATTCTACGCAAAAAGGCATAATAAATGATTTGTGTAAAATACGAAAATGGATTATTTGATTTGTTAGGGTCAAAATTATGAGCGTATAATAGGCAATTTTCTATACCATCCCCTACCATATCTTCACGGAAAGGGTAATTAATAAAATTGGGTCTATACGATAAATGTTCAGCAATTTTGACAAAGCACTCTGCGATATAATCGCTTATAGGGGGTCTACGTTCATCGCAGGCCTCTGCGGCGCGTACAAGTTGCTTCCAGTCGGTCATTGCTTCACAAAACTTCACATTATCTATGTAATGTTTTAAATTTGTTAATACCTTTTCCGGGATAGATTCTTCTACTATTGGATTTTGTTTCTTCTTCTTTTTCTTCATAATTTACCCATGCATGAATTATAACAAGTCATCGGAAGAAATCAAGAAATATATTAGAATTTCTCTTGACACCGATGACTACTATCATTACAATTCCTGTGTCTGGTATAAAGAAGTACTATAATTAGACTTTAAAGAAGCTTTAAGGGCTCTTAGGTGGATCGGTGTAATCGTTTGAATTTGGGTCGGGACACCAATCCGTCCATCGATTGCCGTAATTTGGGTGAGTTTTTTCGTCCCCAGTAAATTTATTATCCTTTTTAACTTTTTTTGCTATTTTGGATAATTGTTTTGGATCCAATATACCGGCGTTCATTAGATTCATTAATGCTTCTGGGGGAAGCATCATTGAGATATAAATCATTGGTCTTTTTATAAAATCTATTTCTTCTTCCTCTTCAGGAAATGGCATATGAGGATTCATTGGTTCTTCCATGCTTTGTAATTTATTATACGCATCAGAACCCATCTCTTCCATTTCATGAAACAAATCACCAAATATTTGATTTAATATCTCTTCATCAGTAATTGTTTTTTTGTTTTTGTTTAGTTTTTTAAGTAAAGTATTTGCTTCTTCTTCTGTTAGTTGTTTTCTATCTTCTGGAAGAACATCTAATCTTTTCATTTCCATATCATATAATTTAAAAGTAGTATCTGTTGGATCTAACATAGAAGCAATATGTGTTTTTGGAATTTCTATTTGTTGAGATGTTGTGTGTATTAACCAATCTTTCAACAAGGTCATATCATATGGTCTTCCTATGTTATCCATTAATGTAGTTGTACGAAATACCATAGGTCTAGTAAGAACCATAGTTCTTTTATTTTTCTCTGTGACATGAGAAATTAATTCTTCGCCGCTTTTTAATTTAAGAATTTTGTAACTCATTTTAATTCCTCCAGGCGTATTTTTGTAAGATTATATAAAAACTTCTCATTAGTATATATGTCTATACGTTCATCCATGTGACGGAGTGCATGGTTTCTGTATTTCTTATATCGGAGATCATCACCAATATCGTATATTGTTACTTTATCTTTGGTGTCGCTTTTTCTAAGTCCTCTTCCGATTGATTGTAATACTCTCACCACAGATTTAGATGGCGAAACAAATACAATATTATGTATATTCTTAATATTTATACCTGTCGAACATGTTCCGTATGAAGCAATCAAAATACTATCTGTTTGATTATTTACTGTTTGTCTTATCTCTTCTCGTTCAGATGCTTCTGTGCCACCATATATGAAGAAACAAGGCTTGTTACACTTCTTTTTGATTTCTTCATATAACGGTTTTCCGTGCTTATCAACATAATTGTACAGTACCAGAGTATTTCCTTTAAGATGACAGCACAAGTTTACTATGAATTTGTTTCTATTTGTATTTGCAACTAACCACTGTATTTCATCAATGTATTTTGCTTTTTTGATTTCATCTATTTCTTCTTTTGTATATTCAAGTAACAAACATTTGATCTTTATATTAGAAAGAAGATTTTTGTCTATAAGAGATTTAGTTGAAGTTACATTATAAACTGGCCCAAATAAACCTTCTACTACTAGTTTATGAACATGGGTTCCATCTAATGTACCTGTTGTTCCAATTCTATATGGACAGTCTTTCATCTTCGACATTAATGTAGTCAATGATTTTGCTTTAAATAGATGACACTCATCACCAAAAACACAATATATGTTCTTAAAAAAGTCTTCTTTCATTTTGTAAATACTTTGCCATGTTGAAATGATTACTTTTTTATTTGTTTGTTTGTCTTGTCCAGAATATACTACATGACATTTTTTGATGAATCCATCTTTGTTAGAATAATCTTTAAAGTCATTAAACATCTGAGCAACAAGACCAGTAGTTGGAACTACCACTAGTATTTGTTTATTCTCTGGTATTATTTTTTCTAAACATCTAATTAACATGTAGATAATTAAAGACTTACCACTACCAGTTGGTGATATCAAAAGAGTTCTTTGTTTATTTAATGCGTGCTTTACTGCTTCAATTTGATGTTCATGTGGAGTAATGATTGTCCCACCAGAATAGCATGTTATTGTTTTTATAAAGGAATCTATATCTTCTTGTTTTATTATTTGTTTTGGTTTTGGATTAAATTCTACTTTGTAATTTCGTTCTTCTGCAAATTTAAAAATGTAATCCAATAATCCTGCATATATTGTATGAGTTATACTATTAAATAATCTGATTTTTCCATCCCATACTTTATTTCTATATGCAGGGGTAAATTTAAAATTAGGAACACTAAAAGTAAAAAACGAACTTAATTCCTTTGCGACTGAACGGTCGCAATCAATTTTAACATTGACAGAATCTAGTTCGTTAATTGTAATCATTGTCCCTGTGTAAACTTAACCCAATCTATAGCAGCACGAATATTCCATATACGATTGCTTATAGATTTGACTGTACTTTCTAGATAATTTATTTTTTCTCTTTGTAGATCGACTTTATTGTGTAGATGGATAACATCAGAATCGCTTTCGATGAATTTATCTAGATCTACTCGAAGTATTGAAAGATCAAAAGCTTCCCATCCTAATTTAGTTAATTGTTCTTCTGATATTTTACCAGAATAATATAACCATTTATTTTTCTTTAAGACTGCAAGATCAGATTCAAACTTTTTTGATATAAGTTTTTCGTCCATCAAAATGCACAAATATTTGTTGTGTAATTGAGGCACATTTAAACTTTCTCTATCAAGAGAAGTTGAATCAATCTTCATATCTTGTTCAATCATTAGTTTAATATCGTTAAGTTTTATACTCATAATTTAAATTATACCACAAATATTAATATAAGTCTTCTTTTACTATTTCATAATATGTGTATGAAAATGTAGCAGTAGAAATTAGATTATCTACATCTTGAATAGAAACATCAAAATCTAAACCAGATAGACTAACTGGATAGATATCATAAAATTTAAAAGTAACTATTGGTTTGTATGCGCTGTTTAGTACATATAAACCTGCCATTGATGTTTTTTGCTTTTCTATCAATCGGTCAGACATACCATCGTATGTGCCTAGATTAATTAACCAATTATGTATTTCTCTCCAATTTGTCATTTCCTCATCTACAGAAAATCCAATTTGTAGATCTTCGTATACTAATTGAGTGCCTGGTCTATTAATATTAATTGATGTTGGATTAGATTGTACCGATTGACCAAAACCAATTGACGGTATGTTTGCTCTTTGACAAAAGAACATCATAGAAGGTAATCGATTCATAACAAATAGAAATTTATTTCCCGTCAGAAAATTTCTATTTGTTGGCTGAAACTCATTCTCCATGAGTAAATCGCCTGGAAGTTTCTTAAGGAAAGAGGCTGGTAATTGATTTAAGTAGTCTACGAATCCCATAGAAGTATTTATAAAAGAAAACCGGGAGCATTTCTGCTCCCGGTCTTAGTGAACTCAATTGTTCAGATCAATCAGGGATTACCACCGAAGTAACCACCAGTTTGACCGTGCAGGTTCTTGATGCTAAACAGTCTGTAGTAGACGTTTGTGGATGCATCAAGACCATCGCTGTTACCAGTGATTTGGGTTCTGCCCTTAGCGAATGGATTTGCAACCATTCCGTAACGGGTCTTGAAACCAATCTTTGGTTGGAATGTATCTTGCGATACTGCACGAACCATTTGGAGCGGAACATATGGGCAGTAGAACATACCGGCGTCATATGGAGAAACTCCCTTATAACCAACAAGGCAGAAGTCAACACCTTCAGCGACGAATGGGTCGATATAAACCTTGAACTTACCATTCAATACACCGGCAAAGACGTTTCCTGTATCGTCAACATTTAAATTAGTGTTGAGAGCAGGAGAGAGATTCAAGAATCCACCCATTGCGAGAGCAGATGCGACATCGGCGCTGCAAAGGATGAAGTTACCCTTTCCTCTACGAGTTTGCTTGGCAATTATGTTTGCTTCGCGTTCGATTTGGAACATCAAACCACGGTAGCGTTCTGCACTCCAACGACCATCGGAGTCGTTAAGAATGTCATACACACCGTTTCCACCACCAGAGAGGTCGGTGTTTGTTGCACCCTTCTTCGCAATGAAGTAAACTGCGCGGATAATTTCGCGGTTGATTTCATTGAGAATTTCTGTGCTGAGGATATTTGCCAACTCAGATTCAGCATCAAGTCCGTGAACGGCCTTGAGGTCTTGTGCTAATTCTGTGGTGTATTCTGCCTTGAGGGCGCGTGTTCTTGCTTCAACGGCAACGCGCTCAATGCTGAAGGCCATTTCACGGAATTGGTAGGTATCAGACGCACCACCAAGATTTTCTGCTTGATTAGTGATCATTCCACGGAACTTAGCCCAATCTGAAAGTTGTGTTCCAGAGGAATTGATTGGGGTGACACCGAAGGTATGACCACCTGCGACATTGCTACCCAACATACCAGGACCGCTAAATCCGCCGGATGCACCAGATGCACCGGAGAACTGCGACCATGGCTCATCAAACATTGCTTCATCGCCTGTTTGTGATTGATATCTTGATCTCATTGCGAAGATCAACCCTGTTGGTGCAGTCATTGGTTGAACACCAGCGATGTCGTAAGCAACGACGTTCGGCATGGCGCGACGAACCAACGAGATGAGAATTGGGTCATAACCTGCGAGGTTACCTGCAGAAGAGGTGGCAGCAGAAACGCTGAATCCACCACCCATTGCATTGGCAGGTGCTTCTGTGAGCATTTGCTCTTGGAGAGCCCTCTTTTGGTTCTCTAAGAGAACTGCAGTTACTCTGCGCTTATGTACATCTCCAATATTTGGAAGATCCGAATGATTTATAATTGGATCCCATTTTTCTACTAATGTGTCATACGGTGTTGTTGTGTTAAAGTCCATCTTTTTCTCCTTGTATACTATGTAGTGATTTTTATTTTTCTAAATTACTTTTTAGAATTTGTTAATTTTAACTGACTGCTAAGTGTTCTTGCATACGCTTCCATAATTGGATCAGAACCTGTTGGTTTTGTATTTGGTGTGGTTGTTTCCTCTGTGATATAATTTGGTGCTAATGTGTTATTATTTCCATTATTCTTACCAAAATATGATTCCTTTAGAATTTTTACTTTATCAGCATACTGCTGAACGCTATTGAATTCTAAATTTTCTGAAAGTTTTGCGAGTTTTTCGACTTCTGTGTCTGCTAACCCATTACTCATTTCGATGAAAGATTCAGCGCAGAGATGAGCAAGTAGTTGATTCTTTAGATCCATGTTTTCTGCTAATGCTGAATTTGCAGCCTTCTCCAACTCAGCATTTGCAGCAAACAGATCATCTAATACGTCGTACTTCTCTTGAGGGACATCAATGAAACTGTTTTCAAACAATTCTTTCAGACCCAAAATAAAGTTTTCGGCGATCTCTGTACGGAAACCATTTTCAATGGCCAATTTATTTTCAGTTGACCATTCTTCTACAACATAAGTCAAATATTGATCAACGTGTTCAACTATAGAAGAAACATTATCTTGTAACTTCTCTTGAATAATTTCTTTTGTTGCTTCTAACATCGATTGCTCGATGATTGAAACTTTCTCGTTAAGTGCAGCAATAAATATTGTTTTAATCTTTTGTGCAAACTCAGGAGAAGCATTTGCGCCCTCAAAGATTGCATTGAGTGCATCATTGATGTCTACTTCTAATTGTTCGTTCTGAGTCATTGCTTCCTCATCATCCACTTCACCTACTTGTGGATTTCCTTGCATTTGAGCAGCTGCAGCGGCAACACTACCATTTGGTCTGAGTGTTGATTTATTTAATTCTGCATTACCGTTTGTTTGCAGCGTACCGAGTACTGCGCCTCTTCCGTTTGCATCGCTGTATAGATTTGTTGATGAGAAGCCCATATTTGTTTGTTGTGTGTTATCTTGCATGATATATTTCCTCCATATTTTGGCATTTATATTTAGTATAAACTAAATTTTCACAATACGATTGTGTACTTATTTTATTAATCTTTTTATAATATGTGAACCGAGTGATACATTTGAATTATTTTTTCTATTTTGAGCAGTAGTTTTTCCAGGATCATAACTATGAATTGTGCTTACCATTTTATCAACAACTCCATTTGCAATGGCACTTGTTACTCTGCCTAATGCTGTTTTTTTGCCAGAATCCATATTACTCATCATTTTAACTCCACGGACCCCTGCTCGTATTGCACTTTGTGCGCCTCTTAATCCGCCTATTACAGATGATTTTACTGATGTATCACCAGCTGCACTTACATTTTTT